TTGTTTGTTCTTGACCCCTTTCATCTCTAAATTCAACTTCATATTCTCCGCCATCTCCCATTCTAGCAATGTTTGCCAAATATTGTTTGTCTTCTTCATTTTTGAATTTTATTGATGGACTAATTTGAGTTAATCTTTTGTCAACTTCAAGAGCGGCGACTCCTAACTTACTCATTTCAGCGGCATTGAACCCTGTTATTTCTTCTAACTCTTTAAATTTTAATATACCCTCTTGACTAATCTTGAAGGATTTCGTTTGATTGTCGAAATATGCAAATTTTTTGGAAATTTCAATTAAACTATCTTGAATTCCTGATGGATCATTAAGTGATTGATTTAGTAGTTGTAGGGGGTCTCCTAAAGATCCAACTGCAACACCTAGTCTTTGAAATGCTGCTGCGGCTTCAATTGCCACTTCTGGAGACGATAATTTATCCGCAAAACTAAAAGTTTTAGACATGTCAAGTCTTAACATTGAGGCTTGGGCTGCCATCTTAGTTAAACCTTTTACACCGTCTTCAAATTGAAAACGGTTCATTTGTGCCATGTTTTTGGTTACATCACCCATGACCTGTTTAGCATTACCACCTATACTTCGGACATAATCTATGGAATCTTCTAGTGCCTCAGGTATTGACTTGATTGACATACCAACGTCTAAAAAGGTGGTCGCTAAAGTTTTCGCGTCACCACCAAGTACTTTGGTTGCGGCATATAATTTTGTAATTTGTTCATCCGTAGCAACAACATTTCTCGCAGATGCCTCTGCAACACCAATTATAATATCAGCGACATCTTTGATATCTCCTCCAAGTCTGGAAACTTTCGGTGTAGTATCCGCTAAAGCGTTTTGTAACTCGTATATCCTTTCTCTTCCTTGAGTAAAGACGCCTAAAATTTGGTTACTAAACTCTGAAAGTTTCTGTTGGGATAGGACAAAATCTAATTCTTTACCCCCATAACCCGCAGCTGGATCTGGTGTTGTTGTTTCAAAAAACATAATTTTACTTTATATATAAATACAAAAGGACTGAATTTTCAGTCCTTTTTATTAAGTTCGACCCATTTATTTAAAAGATACTTTCGAACAAACACCGGCATTATCAAAAAATCTGAGTATGATATATCCAAAAGAGTTTTTAGATAATAAAATTCATCAATTTGTCCTTTCCTATAATCAGAAGAAAGGACGAAAAAAGTCAACCCCAAACCCAACATTAACTGTTAGTTGCTCTCCTGATGGGGTCATTACTGTTCTTGTTAAATCTAATCTTGGTTCATTATCATCCATGAACTTTTTAATATATTTTGAATCTGCAATTGGCATTTGGTCCACAAATCTAGCGATGTCAGATTTATCAGTTACTCCATTTGCTTCGACAATTTGTTTATTCAATCTCCAAGTAACTTTTGGTGCGGTTCTCCCTTGAGGATAAGACTCTGACATTCTTTGTATTTCCAATATTTCACCGTAAGTCATTGGTTTAATTTTTACAGTTGTTTGAGATTTTGGTAACTGAGTGATAAATGTTCCATCATCCGACGGTTGCTGTCCTTTAATTATATCTAATTCATCTAATCTGACAGTTGCTTTGAATGGTTTTTTTGTGATTGGGTCGGTCAAATTCAGTTCCATTTCAGGCCCGAATGCCGTATTTCTTAAAAATATAAGTATTGCCTCAACGTCTCCTTCTAACAAATCATCAATACGAACATCAGGTTCGTAGATTTTAGACCTCAATAAAGTTTGAGTCATGTCGTTACCTCCACCCATGAGAATGTTTTCATCATTTGCAGTAAGGTATCCAACTTTGATTGATTTTTTCTTATTCTTGTAGAAGAGACCGTGTGTCGGTAAAGGAACAACGTCGTGAGGTAACGTAAAATTAGATTGTCCGTGTTCTATTGATTGATTATCCATATAAAAATTTAACCGTAAAGTTTAGTGCTTTACGGTTAAATATAATTGTATTTGAATTTTAATAAATAGTATCTTGATAAATTAGTAAACAAGTACGCAACGGTCCATCCTAAGTGTTGCATTAATTGTCGCTAATGCGTCTTGTGCGTAACTCAAAGAGTTGAAGTTTACATCGGTTAAGAAAGTACCATATAAAATCCACTTTTCTACAACAACACCGGTTGGGTCCAACATTTCGAGGTCAACATCTTTTTTATAACCTGCGGCATAACCCATACGACCTGTCACAGATTCAGCATGTAAACGTACCCACTCCATAAGTGCCTGAGCGGCTGAAGGTCCAATCGGATCTCTAAACACCGCCGGAATTGTTTGCCAAGTGAATTTACCAGCAACATAAGTTTCAGTATTCAAAAAAGGAATTGGAACTGGGTTTATAACAATATGTGGTCTTGCTGCAGATTCAACAAACCATTCATTTATACCAAGAGATGATGGAAACCTTAGGATAAAACGATTCTGTCGTTTTGGTTCGTAAGGAATCGGCATTTTCATTAACAAATCAGCCATGTGTTTTTAATTTTTTTGTTTTTGTTATTTTATTGATAAATATATCCTTTCACAAAAATTTTTCTATTTACTTTTTTTTTGAAAACGATATTCTTATTTAACTTCCTGCTTAACTCCTCCAGCAGTAGAATAAGTTTTTACTATATTATCTGGTTTATTTTTGAAGTGTTTTTGCATTACTTCTATATTTTTTGGATCATCGTCACTAAATCCTATAGATAAGTTATCTGGATTAAATTTATTCCTAATATCCTTTTTTAAGAATGCTCTTTTATTTAAAACTGCTGCCATAGCTTTAATATAATTTACAAAAGCCTCCATAGCCTCTACTTTAGCTTCTTCAGGATTAACCGCTCCTTGGTCATCACCAAAAGACACTGGATGATACTTATTAAGTTCCAAATATGACTTAATTAATTCTTCATTACTCATTTCATCTTCACCTACAAAAGACCGATATTTTTTAAGATTTTTAATTAACTCGTCTTTGTCTATCCCGTTGAACCCCTCTATAATGTAATTATAAATTGCTTCTTTTATAGTGTTCGGGTTATGTCCCCTCGCAGTAATTATTGCAAATATTGAACCGTTATTGATTGCTTCTCTGAAATCATCAAATGCCGGTCCTTTTTTTGCCCTCATAGCATCCACCAAAAAATCTTTATCACCATCGGTTCTAAAGTTTCTAAATGGAGAGTCACTATAACCTACTATTGTGTTACCTTTATAATTAAATGGTTCTTTTCCTATTTGATGTCTAAACTCGGCGAAATCATCAGTAGACATTCCAACTTCATTACCACTCTCATCTTTAACTAAAATTTTAGTTGGCATATGAACTATATTATCGTCCCAATCGAACGCATAATATTTTAAGTCTGGAGTACCTTTACTTATAAATCCTTCTGTAAAAACTTTTTTCATTTGGCTAAAGGGGGGATTTTACCCCCCTATTAATTATTAGATATTTTCGAACGAAGCTCCTGTTGGAGTGATGAAGAATTCGATATCGATGAATTCTAGTGCCTTCGTTGGTTTTAAGTATATCTTTCCTGTTAATGTATTTCTATCTAAATCTTCAGGTGAAGAAGAAACTGTTACTCTAAAGTCATAAAGACCTCTGTCTCTTCTGATTGAATCTAAGATAGGGTTAACACTATCCAAGAATTGTTGTCTAACGATTTGGTCGTTTTGTTCGAACAACAATCTTACCGCTACTGCTGAAATCAACTTACGAGCTTGAAGTAACAATCTTCTTACGTTCAATCTGTTAAGTGCTGTGTCAGCGACTTGTAAGGTTTTGTTACCCCAAATTACAGTTCCCACATCAGAGAATGTTGCAATTGGGTTGATTCTACCTTGATACAAAGTATCTCTATCTTCTTGAGTCAACTTAACTCTCGCTTTGATAGAGTTTACAAGACCTCTTGTGTAACCCGCCGATGCGAACCAAGGGAATGCGATGTTATCTGTCAATGCTAAGTTTCTACAAACTTCACCTGTTGCAGGTAAGTAAATTTGTGTATTATTAACAGTATCTCTTGTAAGAATCCAAGGATAGTAAGTCGCGGTATAGTTAGAATCAATACCTGTGTTATCCAAATTATCAACTGCCTCTTGAGAGTAAA